ATTGCTTCCTGTCTCTCAGCATGACGCAGAACGTCTTGGAGAGTGCAAATTTGGACAGCTTTTTAATCTGTCAGTGACGGGAACAAGATCAAACCCCCATCACAACCTGTATTGGTCAACGCTTAAAACCGCGTGTGAAAGCACTGGTATGTGGCCCACAGCGCAGCACTTACACCATGAATTAAAATTGGTTTGCGGCTATTACAAGACAACCATATCGCCGCTTACGCATAGCATAGTGCGCCATGTGGACAGCACGGAGTTTAGCGCAATGACACAGGCTGAGTTTATGACGTATTTTGAACTCGCCATGAGCAAATTAGCAGAGGCAGTTGGTTATGACCCAATTCAAAAGTGAACAAGTATTGAGATATTCAGATGAACAGCTAATGATCCGAGCGATGCCTTGTCCGGTTTGTTACGCTAAACCAAGAAAGTTTTGCAAAAGAGAGCCAAACAAAAATGGAATAATAAAAAATCACAAAGAAAGACAAATTTTGTTTAACGAGTTTATTAAAAGTTCAAATGAAGTTGGTGGTATTCACTTACATGGCAGGGAATTGCACTTAACCACTAAATGGGCAAAAAAATACTATGATAAAGAAACGGAAAAAATAGATGGTAATTAAACANAGNGTCTTTACTTATATTTGTTGGCAGCTGGTGCCAACTGAGGATTAAATGGAATTAGTGTGGTCTAACCCAAAGCCTGANAAGGCAAAGAAAGACCCGAAGTTNTTACAGGCGCTTCGGGAAAAGAATTGCTGCGTTTGCGAGGCATTTAATCTGCCACAAATGTCAGCCACACAAGCTCACCACGTTATCCATGATCGGTTCAGTAGATCAAAAACCGCCGANNNAATGGCGATCCCANTATGCGAGGGACACCACCAAGGGTTATGGGACAACAGTAAAATTGCCATCCATCAAAGCCCGAAAGAATGGCGCGATCTNTATGGGCCAGATTACTCNTATTCCCANGAGACCGATATATAAAGCACCGGGCCTCTGTCGGGGTGACAGAACACCTTTTTAGCTTTTACGCTGTGAACTTGCTTATCATCCAACATAACGCCCTGCGGCCCTGATATGCCGTCTAAAGCGGCTTTGAGTATATTATCTAGGTCTGGCTTTGTGGTGTGGCGGAAGGCGTCAAATTCAGCGGCAATCTTTTTAGTGTTTGACCAGCTTTTCGGGATGTCCATAAAGGCAACCATATCTATATGAACGGGCCTGTTGGTTGACTCTAGCCGTTCTCGCTGCATAGCAGCCCACGCAGCCGCCTTAATGCGCTTTTCATACTCTCTGGTCTTCTGAGGCGTGTAAACGTGACCAAAACGGCTCATGCGCGGTCTGGCCTTGCCTTCGGGTTGCCCCTCTACCTCAATTTCAACACGATACATGGCGCATTGATAGTTTTTTTAAAAAAAGTTGTAAATCCCTCTTGCAATAGTGTAAAACGTAATATACATATAATGTATAGCCGAGGCAATCCCGCCAACGCACGCCAATATGGAGGTTCCCATGGCACATTCTCTTTCTTTCCTGCTTTCATCCGAGGCCGCTCAAGGTCGCATGGTCGAGCGCAAGCCAGCGTTTGTTGTTCATGTTGAAACTTCCAGCGACATGAATGTTGCTGATCGCTTCGTCGAACTTGACGCTGAGGACATTGTCCAAGCGGAAAATATAGCGTTTGGCTGGCTCAAGCGCGATAATATTTCCGCAGCAATGCGCCGCGTTCTTCACGACGGCTCACTGACCGATGTAATTGGTCCAATTTTTGACCAGACTTTCATCAGGCGACCCCTTAACGCGGATGTAGACTGGGATCAGTCTTTCGATACTCACAACTAAAAACGGGGAGCTTCGGCTCTTCACAAACTTGAAAAAAATCCAATTGTAAAAGGAGAAACAAAATGGAAACCCAAACAAAACAAATTCTGCAATACATGAGAACGCAGCCAATAACCGCAATCGACGCCCTGCAATATATCGGATCGTTTAGACTCGCAGCACGGATTAAAGACTTACGGGATGAAGGCCACGATATTCACACCGAAATCATCACAACTGATAACGGTGCTAAAATTGCCAGCTACAGTTTAATCAAAGAAAAGGAGTAATGGTTATGGATTGGGAAGTTGTAGGAGAAGTTTTGTTTGTAACTGGTTTATTCGGATTGGTATTTTTTCTGTAAATAACCGCTTGCACTAATGTAAAATGCACAATACAAAAGTGCATACAAATAACAGGAGCAGATCATGAACTATTACTCAATAAAAACGGCAGTTGAAATTAAAGGCATCGAATTGGATATTGAGGTTTATTACGAAGCCTCAAAGGGAATTGGATGGGCGGATGATCCCGGTGAAATCGAAAGCGAAATCACAAGCATTTGCCGCCCCGGTAAAACCGATCCAGTTTCTAAACGCTTGAGCAATGAAATTCTAAAACAATACCACTGCACGTTAATTGAGTATATTGATGAAGACTTTGCGGAGCGGGGTTATTAAAATGAACGTGAAGCTGAAAGAAAACGATATTGGCATTATGGTGCGGTGCGCCGAAAATGGGTTAGATCAAACCCAAACGGCTGAGATATTAAATGTTTCCCCGGCAACAATAAGCCGCAACGCAAAGCGGTTTGGTATAAAATTTAAAACTGTAAAGGATAAAACTTGTGACAAATGCGGAGTTGATAATTGCGTGTGCGAGACAACAAAGGCTGTTGAAGTTAATGATAGACAAATCAAAACAACAAAGCAGACAAAATCTGACGCAGCAATTAGAGGAAATTCTCGCGCTTGGGCAACTGATCCAAAGAAACATCGAAAAGAATTAGCATTAGAAGCAATCCAAAAAGAGCATCGCCCCGAGATAATTGGAGAAATTGCTTGGGGTTATCATGTTTTAGAATTTGAAATTGAAATGGCAAAATCGGGAAAACGCCCAGCACTTCCAATGCAAATAAAAACACCCAACAAACAGCAAATGCAAAAAGAAAAAACCCGATTGCTAAAAATATCGGAAGATCGAAGGAATCACATTATTAGTTTTTTTGAAGTCGGCAAAGACTACACAGTGCCAGAACTTAAAAACATCATGGGCGACGATAACATGGGAATGAACGCTTCTGTTATTAGCGGCTTGATGAATGGCCTTGTGCAAATGGGTAGGTTGAAAAAATACCGCTTAGATTATCAAAAAAACAAACCAGATTATTGGTTATATTACTTGCCCAATCAAACACCAAAGGAACGAACACATGACTGAACAGGACATAGAAAAGATTTTGGACGATGCGTTTCGCAAAGTGTTTGGGGTAAATAGTGATGGATGACAAAGAAATAGAACGCATGATAAACGCAGCAGGTTTAATTGGCGCAATTATTGGCTTTATCAGCGGCGCAGGTTTAATGGCGATGGTTGGAATTATATTTTAAAGATCGTGCGGGTGGCCGTTGAAATTTAAAAGATTGGCGCTTTTTTGTAGCAACGTCATCCGAGGTAAACAACCGCCCGATTGGGACACAGCGATTTGTATTGTGATGATAGCCACCCACACGATATTTAGATCATAAGTTCGAAGTGAGGTCCATCAATAAATGGCCGTTTTCCTTGGCTACGGCGCAAATCAACATATGCGTTCATAGCCTCTTCCATCGTGCCATCCCACTCTCGAATGTCATTGATGTGCCAAGCCGCTCCCCACCGCACAGGAACACCTACGTCAATGGCTGCTTGCTTTACGGCATCCGCAAGATCATCATACAGATTTAGTTCCCATGAGCCACGCGAACCAACGTATGCCATAAGGTCAAGAGCGCGACCCTCAATATGCTTGGACTTCATCGTTTTCGATGCACCCTTAGCTACAAGTTCACGCTGCTCTCCGATGGTTCTAAGCCCACAGATTACACCAAAGTCGGTTTTTGTATGGCCTATGGCTGCTTTTGCAACGGCAACTAAACGCTCGTCTACGCCTTCCATTCGATCAAGACTGCGCTGTGATAGTTTAAAAGTCATTTTTACACCTTTTTAACCTTTTCAAAACTTCGCA